GAAGTTTGTTTTGATTTTTCTTGTGTTATCTGGTTTTGCATAGGATGATTAAAACCTGAATTTTTATAACAGGTTTCTATCTTTTTATTTTTTATTATATCTGATTGAGATGGATGGGTAACACCAATTTTTTTAAAACAAGTTTGTTTAATTTTATATTGTATTTCTTTACTTTGTGATGGATGTTCAACACCATAATTTAAAAATAATGTTGTTTTAGCTTTTTCTCGTATTTTTGTATTTTGTAAAGCATGTTCAACTCCATACTTTTTTAAAGAAGTTTGTTTTCTTTTTTCTAATGCTTTATCATAAGTGCATTTAACACAATAAGGTGTCATATTTTGGTTTAATTCTCTGAATGCTTTATTAAATAATTCATCACAACCATCCGTTTTACATTTTCCTTCAATTATTGTCTCTCTTCTAACAATCTCCTGTGAATAATCCCTGCAGAGTTCAATGCTATTTTCATTACAAAATTTTTGAAGACTTATATAAGAATATTTTAGTTCAGTCATTATATACTATATATAGAATATATCTTTAAATCAATTTAAAAACATATTAATATAGTTAATTAGAATGGAATACTCTAAATTTGAATGCGAAAAATGTCAGTTTAAGTGTGGATTTATATCACACTGGAATGATCATATTATTTCAAAGAAACATACAGGAGAAAAACGCAAAGAAAGATGTGATAAGATATTAAGCAAAAAATGTGATCTGTGTGATTATATACCAACAAAAACGACAAATCTAAAATTACATTATTTAAACAAGCACGGAACAAAAGAAGAAAGACAAAAAGAATTTACATTTTATTGTAATAAATGTGATTTTGGTTGTTTAGTTGAAGTGTTATTTACGAGACATTTAGAAACAAAAAAACACATTAATATCCATATTTAGAAACAAATATCAACGCAATAAAATGATAAATATTATATATATTTAGTAAAATGAAAATAATTACAATAGTAACAACTAATCCAACATTTATAAAATTACAATACAATACAATTAATAAATTTATAGAAAGTAATGAAGACGTTGAATTTATAGTATTTAATGATTCAAAAGATTGGCCTGATATTACGAACTTTAATGATGTTAATATAAAAGTTAAAATAGTTGAATTATGTGATAAGTTAAAAATAAAGTGTATAAATATTCCTAATTCACATCATAAAAATGAATTTAATGCATCTATAAGACACGCTGATTCTATGAATTATATAACAGAATATATGATTAATAATAAAGATAAGTATTTAATAATAGATAATGATATGTTTTTTGTAGATAAATATGACTTAAATAGTTTAGATAATTATTATTTAGGTTATGTAGAACATATAAGATTGATAAATAATAAAAAATATAAATATCCATGGCCAAACTTATTGTATATAAACACGATATTAATTCCAAATGTAGATATATTGAAATGGGATGTAATTGATGGGTTAGATACAGGAGGTAAAGCAGGTGGATGGCTATTAACTTTAGAAAAATCAAAAATCAAAAAAATGAATGGATTAATATCAGGTTCGTGGAATATGAATAATTTTCCTAATAATTTAAACAAAAAATTATTAAGATTTTTGGAAAAAGATCCTAGAAATAGCGGTAATCAATATTTTGCCGAGCTATTCGAATCAAAAATATTACATTATAGGGGGGGAAGTAATTGGATGTTAAATTCAAGAAAATTACATATTTTTTTAACAAATTTGTTGTATAAAACAATTGAGGAATTATAAAAGAATATTATATCATTTAAGAAAAATATTATAATATTATATATAAAATGGCTTATGTCTCTGATTTTACATTTAATGGAATGTCAAGAATAGGAAATGACAGTTGTTCTCAAGATATTAATTCAATTCAAAATTCTCAAGCGTGTAGTTATACTCTTCAAAACTTTTTTGCTCAAGATTGTGATATGAAAAATGCAACGGCTTTAGCAACCACGCAACCATGTATAAATTATTCTGGTGGTTTTGGAATGGGAGCAGGTGGATGTAATGTGGATAACAGTTCAAAATTATTAATAGGTGGAATTCAAACAAATCCAAAGTCAAGAATTGATTTATTTGGACGCCCATTTGCTACGGTGCCATTTTTAGGAAGAGGTTCAGTTGATCCCATTTTAGAATCCCAAATACAACAAGGAGAAGGTATAACTAACAAGCGTAGTGTTACTAGATTAACAGAAAAAAGTTATTTAAAATATCATACAACACCTTTAATACCAGAGGTTAAACAAAATATTCAAAATCCTAGTTTAATGATTGAAGGGATGGCATCAGAAGGTTGGATTCGAGGAGGCGTTCCATCACGTGAACTAACAAGAGATAAGGATTTCTATACTACTCATACTGCTGGACAAGGTGCACCTTAAATTTATTAAATTTATTTATTTATATTATTTGTTAGTTTATATATTTAAAGACAACCATTAATTATATTTAATGTATAACACACAATTTAAAGTTAAATATAATGAAATAGAAACCGAACTTGTAGAAAAGTTAAATAATACCGAAACAACTGAATATAATTTAGAAGATGTTTCTGATATATGTAGCAAACTTTATAGAGATGAATTAATGTCAGTTTTTGATGTTCATTTTATATTAGATGACAGAATAGATAAGGGTATGAAAAATGTATATGAAATAATGATGGGAAATGAAAAATTTACACAATTAGTTTATGATTTGAAAGAAACTTATTTACAAGAATTTATTCAAAGTCAAAACAAAAGAGAAGCAGACCAAACAGAAGCAGCAGAAGCAGATCAAGAAAAACGATTTAAACAATTATTATTAATGATTTTGTTTAGTCAAGACATATTTTATATTACGCATAAATGTATATGCCAGCAGATTGAACTAAATACAATTGATGATGATTTGTTAGTTACACTTAAACAAAAATGTGTTGAAACATTATTAAGTTAATATATAAAGTTATATTCTTTTAATCTTTTATAATATTATATAAATGGCATCAACCCGTAATAAAAATACACCAGGAAATTATTGTTTAGATCAAAACCAAAATGTGGGAATTGAAACATGGCAATTATATAAAAATGGCGCAAATGGACGCGCATATAATACAAAACTTGCAGGAAATGGATTAAACCCTGGTCAAATGCCTTGGTCAACCCTATCGCATAATCCTGCCGACATTGAATCCTTTTTATGGGGAATAAATTCAACAAACTTAGTAAGTCCAGCACCTCCATTGACCCCAGAATTAAAATGTTTAGAAAGCACCAATTTATTTGAACATAAGCCAGTTATTATGCCTGTTCCTCAGGCTATTCCAAAATATCAAAGACCTTTTCCTGCACCATAATTTATTTATTTTTTTTAATTTTTCATATTTTTAAAAATATAAAATATTATAATACAAATAAAAATATTTAATATTTTGTATTATAATATTATGAGTAGTATCAATGCTAATACTATAAATAGTATTAATGCGACAATAACAAATTTAATTGTTCAAACTATAAATGGAGTTCCAGTATCTCAGGGAAATTGTCCATGCACACAAGATGATAATCCATGTCCAGAATGTCAATCATACGATAATTGTAATTGTTTAGGAGATGATGGTGTATGTCCTGAATGTATACCGTATGATGTTTGGAATTCGTGTGGTAAACCAGCAACGGGAGCACAAGGAGCAACGGGATCAACAGGATCAACAGGATCAACTGGTTCAACAGGATCAACGGGATCAACTGGTTCAACTGGTTCAACTGGTTCAACTGGTTCAACTGGTTCAACTGGTTCAACTGGTTCAACTGGTTCAACTGGATCTACAGGATCAACTGGATCAACTGGTTCAACAGGATCAACAGGATCTACAGGATCAACAGGATCTACAGGATCTACAGGTTCAACAGGATCAACAGGTTCAACAGGATCAACAGGTTCAACAGGATCAACAGGATCAACAGGTTCAACGGGATCAACAGGATCAACAGGATCAACAGGATCAACAGGATCAACAGGATCAACTGGTTCAACAGGTTCAACAGGATCAACTGGTTCAACTGGATCAACTGGAGCAACTGGTTCAACTGGATCAACTGGTTCAACCGGTTCAACAGGTTCAACTGGTTCAACTGGTTCAACTGGATCTACAGGATCAACTGGATCTACAGGATCAACTGGATCTACAGGATCTACAGGATCAACTGGATCTACAGGATCTACAGGATCAACAGGATCAACAGGATCAACT